GGGGTAAACTTAGCCTGATATATCTGTTGCATCTGAGCTCTTTGCTTTTCAAGAGTAGTCAGACGGGTCTGTTCTGCTTCCCCCCAAGTTGTCGGGAAGGATGGAAGTTGTGTTATATTTGGTTGCTCTGCCATATTAGCCCCTCACTATCTTTCCCTTTCCGACCATATTACGAAGTTGCTGTGGACTAAAGCCAGCCATTGCTTCAGGAGGTGCTACACCTGCTTTAGCTCTAGGTGTCTTAGCACCACCAGCTGCCTCTCTGGTAGCATTAACATTGGTCATCTCAGGGGCTACTCCTTGACCAGGGGCTGGCACACCTAACTGGGCTTCCAATGAGTCTGCTGCCTTCCTGAACAGGGCTCCCTGCAATGTATCACCCATATAATCCAAATAGTCCGCATGGGTTCTAAACCCAGATATTTGCTCTATTAGCTGGGCTGTAGGTGAGTTCAACATCTTATCAATTACCCTTCTCCTCTTTATCCCTTGTGGGTCAGGGTATTTAAGTACATCCTTTACAATAGTAGCTTCATCAAGGTAGTCCTTCAAGTAGAAGGCTACTGTGCCTCTCTCTAGCATATCTTTGGGGGTAGCCACATCAGACTCCACAACAACATTCACATCATCTGGGACATCTGTTGGCTTTAGCTTCTCTATCAGCTTACCCTTAATATCATAGACACGCTTAGAGGTCTTGAGGTTAGATAACCAGAACTTATCAGCCTCACTTATGACAAAATGCTTGGCATCCATGAAGGGGTAGAGAATCTGGTTAGCTGAACTAGATGCTAAGGCAGACAGGGCATATCCTGACTCCCCTTCTACCATACCATAGACAGCATCATTGAAGCTACCCTTCTGTCTCTCCCTCTTCATCTCTAGTAAGTGGGCTTGGATTTCTATAGGGATAGCAGCAGGTGGAAGTCTTTGTAACCCTGCTTCCCCTACATTAAAGTGAAAAAGGGCTCCCCTCTCTCTAAGTTGCTCTGGTGTGGCTTGGGGAGACTGACTGAACTCCTGGGTAATTGGCTGTGCAGTATCCCTAAGTATCTGGGTTACCATAGTCTGCCACTTATTGAAGGCTTCAGATACAGCCTCATTGACCTCAAAGATACCCCTACCTGTTAGGGACTTCCAATCCATACCCCTTGGAGTTAGGCTACCCTTGTCAGGAAAGCCCCCAACTGGAGACACGAGAATACGCATTTCAGGTCTGTCAACCCAAGGAGTTACTGCCTTGCTATCAATAAGGACACAGTTATAGAATGTATCCTCTTCTAATCTCCAATAATCATCAAGGATTACTTCTACATTATCAGAAGAAGTGGATACATCTTTGTAATTCCACTCATTCTCTTCTGCCTTCATTCTTGCCTCAGCCTTAGTCACTTGATAACTATGAACACAGGCTGACATCCTTCCATTAGCATATCTTGGGTAGACATCATAAGGATTCCATATCTGGGCTCTTATCAAACCAATCTTAGCATCAAAGTAAAACTCTGTAGAATACCAACCAAGGGCTAGGAGATAATGCCCCAACTCGTCAAGGTAAGGCATCTGGCCACCAAGCTGCCTATCTCTGTCTATACTAAGCCACATGGTCTTACAACCTCTATCAACCTTGGCTCTCTTATCCAGTTCAATAGAGGACTCCCCCTCAATAGATATGGAGTGGGATATGTCCCCTCTGGTCAACAGATAGTGAGCCATGTTATAGAATGTCTGGGGTTCATTACTTACATAGGACTCCAAACCTGAAGAGGATAAGGTATCAAGAAGAACAAGTACCCTATACCAACTCTGAAACTTGATATTCCTCTTAGCCCAGAAACCCTTGAGAACACTGATGTCCTGCTTTATCTGGTTCTCATCTAATAGATTTGCCATAATTTACTCCTTCACCAGTTCCAGTTATTATATGAACCCTGGTAACCCCTTGCAACTCCTGCTGTCTTTTTAACTGTAATAGTTATCATCAAAGCCAGAGACAAGTCATCATAAGTCTGTGCTTGCTCTCTGTACTTAGTCTTCAACTTAACATACCTATAACTACGAAGCTGTCTTACCACATTTGAATCCCATACCTTCAACTTAGGTAAGTTCTCCCTAGTTACAGTCATCATCATACTTCTAGTCTGGTCATTACTCCACCATCCACGCTGGGTAGTTATCTTACCAGTAGTAAAGTCCCTCTGGTGGGTAATGTTGGGGTAGTTTGCCAACTGTTCCAGCACTGCATACCCTGTAAAGTTCCTTTCAACTGCTATCTCTGCTTTGTTATACCAAGTTGCCATCTTCCTCAGTACATCAGCAAACTGATGTGGTTCCAACCTTGCTTGGAAGGTAGCACATACTCTCCATAAACTATCCATAACAACAGCAGCACTATAGCTTCCTTCAGGGGCTCCTGATGATGTATCTGCCCCTATCACATAGTTCATCTTGTCTATAGGGGGCAACCAGTAAGTCCACCCATAAGGATGCTTCTCACCATCATAACAGGAATTGGCAAGGTCTGTCAAGAGGGTCTGGTCAAACACAGGGTCACCAACTGTGATAAAGCAGTCAACATCATTTTCTGGGTACTCAACAAAGAATAGACCACCCTTCTCTGATAGTTTGAACCTACGCCATCTCATCTGGTCTTCATCAAGATGATGGGTAGTAATGAGGAACTGCTCCTCGTCTGTATAAGTTAGTTCACCTCTATCAGATGGTTGAAGCAAGTTAAGTATATCTGGGTCTTGGGGATTCCTTGGTATTCGATATTCCTTCTCCCACCACCAGGGAAAGAAGAAAGGTTTGTATGGGTTCTTACCTTCTCTGGCTTTAACCCAAGTATCATAGAACACATTGTTCTCACCATTGGCAGTGGATTCAAGGTTAAGTTCCCACTCAAGAGGGACAGCATCTTGGATACCAGACAATATCCTCTCCCCATCTTCATAGAAGGCTATCTCACTAAGGTGGGCTTTGTGGACTGTATCCCCTCTTGAAAAAGCCCTAGCACCACAAGTACCAATGTAGATACTGCTGTGGGTATCTTGGATAACCTTCTCTGACCTGGATTCAGCATCAAGGACTGGCTTAGGTTCTTCCATGCTGTCATAGTAGAACTGGACTTTATCAAGGAGTCTCTGGGTAGCTCTGGTTTCATGGGATACAACAGCACAAGCAAGGTAGGGGATAAGGGTACAACTGATAAACATATCAGCTAGGATGGAGGTGGAAATACCTACCTGTCTAGCCTTTAAGACAATATTCCTCTTGCTCTTATTGGTATGGAAGTACCTCTGGACTGCATTGAACTTGAAGGGAACAACCTGCCCCCTCTTATCTACAATGTAAAGTAATCTACCAGCCAGGTCTACAGTATCTATCTTTGGTATTACTGTCTCAACCATAATTCCCTTACTTGAAACTAAACCCCTGCTTCTTCAGACTTCTCCGTAGCTTCATCATTGGTTGGTTGACCCTCCTGTAGAAGCTGGCTCTCCGAATGTTCTGCCGACTGCTCACTAACTTCTTCAAACTCGCCATCTACTGTTCCTCCTTCTATCTGGTCAGGTGGCTTAGTATAGATTTGCTGTATTCGCTGGCTCCATGATAAAGATTTGACACTTACTGCAGGAACTGCATCAAGGTCAGCCATAAGTTTGCTGTAGACCTCCCTGGCAAGATGGGTCTTGATAATTACATACTCTCCACTTTCTATCTCCTCTTTCATCTTCTGAACTATCTTGCTCTCCAGAAGGACAGCCTCTAGTTGGTTATCACGCCTTAGTAACTGGATAGCCTCCTGTCTGTAGTTCTGTGCAAGTTCTGGTAACTTCTGGTGGACACCGACAAAGGTATCATTCTTGAACCAAGAGTTATAAGTCCCCTTGGTAACCTTGGATAACTGTCTGCTCAGGTCAACATCAAGACCTGATATACGCATCAGTAGGAAGGTTCTCCTATGTCCTGTTATTGGTTTGATAATGTCAAGCAGAGTTTCCATGCAGTGCAAGGGTAGCACAAAGATAGTAACCTGTCAAGTCCTCAAGATTCCCTGAAAAAGGCTTGACAAACTTAAAGCTATTTGATATAATTTTCCTAAAAGATAGATACAAAGCTACGATGTAAATATATATTATATGGGATAACCCATTTTATAATATAGGTTATATAAAGGAGGGATTATGAGATTCATACATATCAAAAATGAACAAGAGTGTTATAACTGTAAATTTGGTGGGATTATATCCCCAGGAGAAGAAGCAGTAGCAATAAGGATAACTGGGGTTAATGGGTTTATATCTCTCATTTTCTGCCATATCACCTGCTATCTTGATTGGACTAACAAAACATTTATGGATAGATTAGAGGCATGGAGATTAGCCAATCCACCAAAGAAGTTCAAGAAGAAACCAAGGTTGGGAAGACCAAGGAAGTATAAGAATGGTCTAAAAGCAGATAGGATTAGAGCATTACTCTATCACTATAAGAAGACTGGAAATACCCAGAAGATTCAGGAGTTGGAGGAGCAACTCAACAAAACTTTAATAAGGTCTGAGACTATTCAACAAAATGGCCAGACTGTTTAATAAGGAGGGTGAATGATAGAGACAACAATAAAGCAAGTGGATGGTCTTAACTTCGTGATAGATGTGAAACTTGTACCACCATTTGAATATAGGAATGGGGTAAGAGTTGAACTGGTAAGTTCAAGAATGTCAGTAGAAGCACCAGAGTTCAAACTCATCCTTACTGCTCTTGGATTTGAACTGGTTGACTTTGATGGTTGTACCAATAGTTACATCTATGCCCAACTTCCATACAGGTTCATCCAGTATAAGGTAGCTAGGTTCTTACTTAGATTCTACTGGTGGTCAATCAGGTCTCTGTATGATAATGCCAGAATGTTTAAGCAGATACCACAGGGGGAAAGGTTCTCATGGAGGTACTTTACACTATATGTCTGGTTTAGTATAATTAGGTCTAAGATTAGGTACTTGACAAGTTAAGTGGGCTATGGTAGACTACTACCATTGGGTGTTATGACTGAATATCCCGCTATGCAGGGGAAAGGTAGCTGTTGGGTTGGTGATGAACTAACTGCCAATGGGCAAATGTCTGAGGCAAACAACAGTGTTGTAGAGCCATAAAAATCTACAATGAAGATATGGATACTACTGCAGAGGCTCAAACACTTGGGAGAGTAGTACCGCCAAAGGTCAGAAGTGGTTGATGGTAGGTAGGTTCTTCCTAGCACCCATACAAATAATTAAAGGAGGAAAAGGAGTATGAAGAAAGGTTTAATAGCTGTGATACTGGGGTTGCTCCTGGTATCGCTCATCCCAATGGCGGTTTCAGCATCATGTCCCGAATGTAGTTGGATGTGCGATATTCCCAATCTATACATGGTGTCCTATTCTCAAGGTGGACACTTTGTTAGCGTCCAAGTAGAAGCACTGACATCTAAGGCTGCTGCGGAATCGTTAGGTCTGAGAGCAGGGTATAACTGTTTCGTCAGACGTATCTTGCCGGTGGTCAAGAAAGACCTGCAGTGGTATAGAGTCTGGTACTGGAACCAAGACCTTTTCAGGCTGGTTGTAACGGATATTCAGGCTCTTTCAACGGATGATGCTGCGCTCCAACTGGGACTAAAGGATTGCTACTTTGTACGGCTCAGATAACTTGGCGAAACAGGCTTGCTGGTGTCTCCGAATTTAGCGGCTAGCAGTATCGGTTAACAGGGATGACTCCCAGTAGAGGTAAGACTAACCGAGCCAGCAAGCATCCAGTACTGGTCACCATTTCCAGACCAATAAGGATTTACCATATAACTTATATGTTATATGATATACCTACCACTATAACTACCTGGGTAGCAGGTTACCAGCATGACTAGCTTCCAACTTTTAGGCCAAACTGGAAATCCTCTATGAGATAAACTTCGCCTTCCCATCGGTGGGTCGGCACAGTGATGACGGGGACACCCCCTAGCTAAAGTTGACATTCCTAGACTAGCTGTGCCATACTAGCACTATCGCTAAATCACTAGCGATGGCTAGCTTGACGATGCTAGTTAAGCAAGTCTAGCACATTAAAAACTAAATAAGGAGCGTGCAAAGTGGAGACAACTATTGCTACCATGCAACAAGCGGTCATTCTAGACTTGTTCACAGATGAACAACTCAATGCTGTACTAGTGGCTAACAAAGACAATGCCGATGTAGTAGCATTAATCAATGGCCGAAGGGAAGCCAAAGCTAGGGAACTTGCACAAGCTAAGGAGATGGACAGCTTCAAGCAATATCTGGCTGACTTGCAAGTGCTACCACCACCGCCACAAGGTGTCCTGAACGTGTATGCCAGCGTAGTGAAAGCCACAAGGCCATTGACTAAGGCTGAACGCAAGGATATCAAGGCGACCCTGCCAGCTATAACCGAAGCGGAATTAGACGCTAGGATAGTTGAGCTTGACGGCTATGTATGGTCAGACTGGACAATCAACAAGGCCATGACGACCACGAAGTCCAGTGCTAGTGGTAGTACAACTACCAAGTCCCGAAAGCTGGCCATAACTATCACCAAGCGGGATGGCATGACCCTCACCCCCATTGGGAACTTCAGGACTAGCAAGGAAGCTTGCGATTACCTACAGCTGACGATTGGCAAGGATAGTGCCAGACGTGTCCTAGAAGCTCACAGCTACCTAGTTGATGACTATGACGGGGCAGACTTCAAGGTAACAACCACCAGCTAACAACCGCTAGCTAACAAAAGACCCCCCCAAACTAGCAGGGGGGGTTTTCTATTGCCAAATGGACCGCCAACAAAGCTATCATCCCATAGCCGATGGACTATCAACCGACTGGGCATTGATTATCACAGCACTGAATCCGAAGCAGAAGCAAAGCTAATGCAGGACTGAAGCTAAGGTACACTGACTTGGCACACATTATGTCAAATGGCGAATGTGCTTAGTTTCACTACAAAGCTATTGACAATACTGTATGCCCTTGCTATGATGGTAAAGACTGAAAGAAGGTAAGAAAGTCTGAAAGGAGGTAACCAGATGAACAATCATCCCTCATGTAGTGGCTGTACCTTCAACACTCCTAAGACACAGGGGGGAGAAGGTAGAATCTGTAATGGATTCACCCAGCCCAAGAGATGCCCTGAATGGGTGATGAACACAGCCAGAGAGAAGGGAATCACAGTACTTCAACTAAAACAGTCAAGGAGGTAATCAGATGAAAGATGACAAACGGCTAGTCATAAAGCTGGCTGGCAAGGCATGGGAAGTACTGCATCAACTCAACCTGCTATGCCAGCAGAAGGGAAACATCAGTGTCAAAGATGTCTAAGGACAGGATAACAAAGGTATGCTTTGAGATAACCCTGTACCTATTATTGCTAATGGTATTCCTGGTAATACTGGAAGCAGTTAGCTAGGGCTGTACTCTAGCAAGCGGAGATAGAAGTGAAGTTTCTAGACTACATCCTGAATCACAAGATAGCACCAAAGGACTTCAAGTGCTCATACTGTGGGGAAGTAGTGAAGGCAGGCAGAGTCTATGCCAAGACCAATCATGGCAGGTTCTGCTGGTCTTGTGAGGACAAGGGAAGAGTCCCACAGCCTGTAGCTTGTCAGTAAACCTAACCTTTTTACCTCACCTAATAATACAGTTTGTATTGCTGGGTGAGGCAAGGGGGTTGACAAACCTCTTATGCTGTGTTATCATATGTTCAGGAGGGACATATGGCACAGTCTACTGAAGAACTTCGTCAGAAGAAGAAGGATTACTACCAGAGAACTAAAGAGCATCGTAAGGAGTATTGTAAGGAACATTTTGAGGAACGTAAAGCAAATAATAG